CTGAAGCTAAATTTTTCTATGGACTTCAAATTGCAATGGAAAATATACATTCATTAATGTATTCATTATTGATTGACACGTATATTACAGATAAAAATGAAAAAGATGAATGTTTTAATGCAATTGATAGATTACCAGCAGTTCAGAAAAAAGCAAAGTGGGCATTAGATTGGATTGAAAATGCATCCTTTCAAGAAAGATTGGTTGCATTTGCGGCGGTGGAAGGTATTTTCTTCTCAGGTTCTTTTTGTTCCATTTTTTGGTTAAAATCAAGAGGTATTATGCAAGGTTTATGTAATGCAAATACATTAATTTTTAAGGATGAAAATTTACATTGTGATTTTGCTATTAATATATTAAACAATCACTTAGAAAATAGACCAAGTGAAAAAAGAATTAAAGAGATTTTATTGTCTGCGTTAGATATTGAAAAGGAGTTTATTACAGAATCATTACCTGTATCTTTAATTGGTATGAACCATAATTTAATGAAACAATATTTAGAGTTTGTTGTTGATGGTTTATTGGTTAAATTAAATTGTAAAAAGGAATTTAATGTGGAACAACCTTTTATATTCATGGAACAAATTGCAATCGAAACAAAAGGTAATTTCTTCGAATCAAGAACGGTAGAATACCAAAAAGCAAAATTAGGAGAATCGTTAACATTTACCGAAGATTTTTAAATTAATATAAAATATGTCACTAAGAATTAATAAAAGAGGTGGGAATGATGAGTCATTTAATCCACAAAAAATTTACAATAGAATAAAAAAAGCATCCAAAGGATTAAATGTTAATTCAGATGAAATTTTTATAAAAGTTATCACTTCAGTACCAACAGAAGGTCAGATAAAAACAACAGAAATAGATAAATTGGTTTATGAAATTGCTGCAGCATATACGGGTAGTCATCATGATTACTCAAGATTAAGTGCAATTGTTGCGATATCATCTTATCATAAAATAACAAACCCGAGTTTTTCTGAAACAATTAAAAACTTGTATGACGATAAAATCATAAATGTAGAATTAATAAATATCATTGAAAAATATGGTGCAGATAAAATAGATGAAGTTATAAATCATGAAAATGATTATAACTTTGATTATTTTGCTTGGAGATCATTAGCTGAAATGTATTTGTTAAAAAATTCCGAAGGTATGTTGTGTGAAAGACCACAACATATGTATATGAGAGTTGCTTTATGGGTTACAAAATCTTTTGAAGAAGCTGTTGAATATTATAAATCCTTATCAACACAATTAATATCACCAGCAACACCGATTATGATTAATGCAGGTACTAAAGTTCCTCAACTTGCATCTTGTGTATTAAAATATAATGAATCAGATTCAAGAGAAGGACTTTTAGGTACAATGAACGACATCTCAACCTACTCTTCTGATGCTGCTGGTATTGGTTTATGTATGTCAAATATAAGAAGTAAAGAAAGTAGAATATCATCATCAGGTGGTTATGCCGGTGGTCTATTAAAATACCTTAAAATTATAAATGAATCGTTAAGGTTCTTTAATCAACAAGGTAGAAGACCTGGTAGTGCTGCAATATATCTTGAGCCTTGGCACAAAGATATTATGGATCTTTTGGAAATTAAAAAGAACACAGGTGCAGAGGAATTAAGAGCAAGAGATTTATTCACGGCATTATGGATACCGGATAATTTTATGGAAGCGGTTAAGACCGATTCTGATTGGTATTTATTCTGTCCGAATGATATCATTAAAAACGGTATTAAACCATTACAAGATTCATTTGGTGACGAGTATTTGGAGAATTACAATAAAGCGGTTGAATTAGGTATTGGTAAAAAGGTTAAAGCACAAGATATATGGAATAAAATAATCGAATCTCAGGTTGAAACTGGTGTACCTTATTTATGTTCTAAAGATAGTGCAAATAGGAAAACAAATCACCAAAATTATGGTGTGATTAAACAATCAAATCTTTGTAATGAGATTTATCAATATACCGATTCAGAAACAACTGCGATTTGTACGTTATCATCAATTGTTTTAAAGAACTTTATTATTGACGGTAAGTTTGATTTCCAACTATTATATAATGAAGTAAGAAAAGTTGTACAGGCTTTAAATAAAGTAATTGATATCAATAGTTACTCAACTGAAAAAGGTAGAAAGGGTGGATTAGAACAAAGAGCAATTGCGATTGGTACTCAAGGATTGGCTGATGTGTTTTATTTATTGGATTATATCTTTACATCAGAAGAAGCAAAGAAATTAAATAAAGAAATATTTGAGACCATATATTTTGCGGCAATTACTGAAAGTAACAATCTTTGTAAAACAGGTAAATACTTGAAATATGATGGATTCGATGGTTCACCAATGTCAAGAGGTATTTTACAATTTGATATGTGGGATAATACTGAATTATCAGGTTTATGGGATTGGGACACTTTAAAAGAAGATGTTAAAATATATGGTGTTTGTAATAGTTTGGTTACCGCTCAAATGCCGGTGGCATCATCAGCTAAAATTACGGGTTCATTTGAAATGACAGAACCGGCACACTCTGCATTATTTAATAGAAGAGTTGTTGGTGGTGAGATTTTGATTGTAAACAAATATTTGATTAGTGATTTTGAAAAAATTGGTATTTGGTCTGAAGATTTAAAGAATGAAATCATTATGAATGATGGTTCAATCCAAAACATTAATTTTAATCATTATTTGGATGTAGAGGATAAACATTACACCAAAAAAATTAAAAGAATTGAACATTTAATTTTAAAATATAAAACAATTTGGGAAATTTCACAAAAGGAATTGATAAATATGTCGGCAGATAGAGGACCATATATTGATCAGTCTCAATCAATGAACATTTATATGTCAAACCCAACATTGTCAAAGATATCATCTTCTCATTTCTATTCTTGGGAAAAGGGTCTTAAAACATTATGTTATTATGTTAGAACTAAGGCGATATCAACGGGAGCTAAACATTTGGCTTTAGATACCTCTAAAGTTCAACAATCAAAAATAGAAAAACCTAAAATGGATTTTCTTGAAACAACCAAACCAATAGATTCGATATTTGAATGTGTAGGTTGTAGTTCATAAGAAATATTCCCAATATTAAACATATTGGGAATTTTTTTATTTATTACCATTTCAATAATCATTATATTTATGAATATGGCTACAACATACGGAATAGATTATCCATTTAGGAACAGTCAGACAGGTCAATTTTTGAATATGACTGAAACTCCAGAAAGGGAAATAAGAGCAAATTTGATACATCTTCTTTTAACGAAGAAAGGTACTAGATATTATTTACCTGACTTTGGTACGAGATTATATGAATTCATTTTTGATGAAAATGATTCCGTTACATTTAATTTAATTGAAGAAGAAATCAGAGAAAGTGTTAAAAAATTTATACCAAATCTGGATATTAATTCGATTACTGTCACATCTGCCGAAGATGACACAAATCAGGCGGTTAGTCCTAATGAATCTGAAGACGCTAGATTGTTTAGGGTATCAGATTATTCAAGTAAACCATATACTGCGGTAGTTAAAATAGATTATACCGTAAATAACGGAGCGTTCACGTCTTCCGATTTCATAATTATCAACATATAAAATGGCTAAGAAAATAACATATGCGACAAGAGATTTTGCAGGATTAAGACAGGAATTAGTTAACCTGACTAAAGATTATTACCCAAATTTAGTAAATAATACTAATGATGCATCAATTTATTCAGTACTATTGGATTTGAACGCAGCAGTTGCAGATAATTTACATTATCATATTGATAGAGTTTGGCAAGAAACAATGTTAGACTTTGCGCAACAAAGACAATCATTATTTTTCATTGCAAAAACATATGGTATTAGATTACCAGGTAATAGACCTTCCGTCGCGTTATGTGATTTTTCAATCACCGTACCTGTTAGAGGTGATAAAGAAGATGAAAGATATGAAGGTATATTAAAAGCTGGTGCACAAGTATCAGGTGGTGGACAAGTTTTTGAAACAATTAATGATATTGACTTCTCAATTCCATATAATGATAGAGGTGAACCAAATAGATTGAAAATACCTAACTTTGATGGTAATAATAAATTGGTTTCATATAATATTGTTAAGAGAGAACCTGTTGTAAATGGTGCAACAAGAATATTCAGAAGAGTAATTACTGAATTAGATCAAAAACCATTTTTAAAACTATATTTACCTGAACAAAATGTGTTAGGTGTTGTTGATATTATACATAAAGATGGTACAAACTTTTCAAATAACCCTACATCAGCAGAATTTGCTGACCCTACTAAAAAATGGTATGAAGTTAAGACACTTTTACAAGATAAAATATTTGTTAAAGACCCAACCGGTGCTAATGACACATCAAACTTTAAACCTGGTACATATCTTTCTGTAAATAATAAATTTATTACAGAATACACCCCTGAAAATTATTTTTCAGTAACGTTTGGTTCAGGAAATGTTGACCCAATGGACAACTTAGATAACTATATGACAGGAAATATGAGAGTTAACCTATCATCTTACCTAAATAATATGTCACTTGGTACAATCCCTAAAGTTGGTTCAACAATATTCATAAAATATAGAATTGGTGGTGGTAAAAACACAAATTTAGGTGTTAATGTTATTTCAAACGTTGATAATATTGATTTTATAATTAACGGACCTAATAGTGCTATTAATACACAAGTAATCAACTCAATAAATGTAACTAATGTGACACCGGCTGTTGGTGGTGCTGACCAACCAACGGTTGAAGAGATAAGAAACATGGTCGCATACAATTTTGCAGCACAAGATAGGGCGGTTACATTAAATGATTACAAATCTTTGATCGAAACGATGCCATCAACCTTCGGAGCACCTGCAAAGGTAAGTGTAATGGAGGAAGATAATAAAGTTAAGATTAAGTTGTTATCATATGATCAGAATGGTGCATTAACCGATGTCGTTTCAACTACATTAAAGAACAATATATTAGATTATCTATCAGAGTATAGGATGATTAACGATTATTTGGATATTGTAACGGGTGAAGTTATTGATATGGGTCTTGAAATAGATTTAGTGGTAGATAAAAATGTGAATACAACTGAAGTCGTTACACAATCAATACAAGATGTGATTTCATATTTTGATATATCAAAAAGAAAGATGGGTGATCCATTATTCTTAGGTGATTTAACAAGACAACTTGGTTCTGTTTCGGGGGTTATAAACGTTATTGATATTAGAGTGTTTAATTTAGTAGGTGGACAATATTCAACCGCAGAAACATCACAAGCTTATTCTGATCCTGTTAAAAAACAAATTTTATTATCAGATATGACCGTATATATGAAATCAAATCAGATATTTCAAATAAGATTTCCAAATTCAGATATTAAAGTTAGGGTGAAAACTTTAGGAACGACTTCATACTAATAATATTTTTCCTTATAATAGTAGAAAATTAGAACTATTCTATTTATTATAAGAAATGTCAAGTAAGAAAACAATACGTATACCAGCAACCCCGGGAGATAAAATAGTTAGATTTGAAGTTAAACAAGATTTTGATTTACTTGAAATCCTTTCCCTAAAATTTACACAACAAGAAATATATTCTTCGTTTTGTAGTGATTACGGTGTTGTTTGTGGTAGAGTTACCGCAAACAATGGTTATGGTATTCCAAACGCAAAGGTATCGATTTTTGTACCAATAAAGGATATCCATTTAGATGATCCTGTAATATCTACATTATATCCATTTACAAATATAATGGATAAAAATTCTGATGGTTATAGATATAATTTATTACCATCAAGAAAACAACATGGTGGTCACGCACCAACAGGAACATTCCCCGATCAAACAGACGTATTAAACAGAGAAGAAGTATTAGAGGTTTACGAGAATTATTATAATTTCACCGTAAAAACAAACACCTCTGGTGACTTTATGATTTGGGGTGTACCATTGGGAACTCAAACAGTACACGTTGATGTTGATTTATCTGATATGAACTGTTTTTCATTAAGACCATATGACTTTGTTAGACAAGGTGTTAATGAGGAACAATTTGATCGATACTATAGTTTTAGAACCGATTCTGATATCAATGGTTTACCACAAATAGTTTCATTTGATAAAACAATTGAAGTATATCCATTTTGGGGAAATAAAGAGTTGTGTGAGATAGGGATTTCACAAGTTGATTTTGATTTATCAAGTAAAGGAATTAAAGTACAACCAATTGCGTTAATGTTAATGTCGACGGTAACGGATAATGACCATGATGCAGTTAAACGTTCAGGCGCAATTAGACCTAAAAGTGGATATAAATGTAAACTTGAAACTAAAAAAGGTAAAATTGAAGGTGTTAGACATACAGGTAAAAAAGTTATTGGTTCAGATGGTGTTTCAATATACCCTGAATTAGAATATTTTAATCCGGGTATGATTGACGATGATGGAACATCATTAGCGGTATTACCAATGAATTTGGAATATGTTTTTACAAATGAATATGGTGAAGAAGAAATAACGAATGACCCTAACAAAGGTATCCCTACAACAATGATTTCTCGTTTTAGGGTTTCATTAGATCATCCAACAACAGTTCCAAATAAAGGAACA